TGTCATTGCGCGGGGTGAAGACGCGGTTTGGGTCGAGTTCGGCGCAGGTGTTCATTACAACGGCTCGGCAGGTACTTCTCCTCACCCGAAAGGGTCAGAGTTGGGGTTCACCATCGGCGGCTACGGTAAGGGCATGGGTAAGAAAGATGCGTGGGGGTTCTATGAGGACGGTAAACTACGCTTGACTCACGGCGCACCCGCTACCATGCCAATGTATAACGCCGTAAGAACCGTTTGTGATGAAATCGCAGAAATAGCGAGGGAGGTGTTTCAATGATTGACATGGAAGACGATATTTTTGACGAAGTATCGGAAAAGGTTTATGCGGCGTTCGAGAAGAAATGTCCCGACCTGCTCATTATGAGCGAATATGTCAAGTCACCCTCCTCGTTTCCTTTTATCTCCATCGTTGAGATAGACAATGCCACATTCCGCAACTCTCAGACCACGGAGGGACACGAAAATCATGTGGCTGTGACCTACGAGGTGAATGTCTACTCTAATAAGACATCGGGTAAGAAAGCGGAGTGTAAGGAACTGGCGGCGTTCATTGACGAACAGCTCTTAGAACTGAACTTCACACGGACAATGCTCGAACCTGTACCAAACCAAGACGAAGCGACCATTTATCGTATGCTCGGACGCTACCGGGCAGTAATATCCAAAAATAAAACAATTTACAGGAGGTAAAAATCATGGCTATTTCCACCTATAAGATTTTTCTTATGAAGAAAGCAAGCACGGGCGATGCCTATGAAAAGGTTATCGACATCAAGGATTTCCCCGACCTCGGCGGTGCGCCGGAAATGTTGGAGACCACTACCCTGTCTGACAAAATGCAGACCTATATTCCCGGTGTTCAGTCTCTTGACGCGCTTGAGTTCACTGCGAACTACACCAAGGAGGACTTTACCAAGCTCAAGGCTCTTGAGGGTAAGGAGGAGTCCTACGCAGTGTGGTTCGGTGGCACTGAGAGCGGCGGCGTACTGACTCCCACTGGCTCTGACGGTAAGTTCGAGTTCAAGGGTCAGCTTTCCGCGTTCCCCGTTGGCGGCGGCGTGAATGAGGTCGTTGATATGACCGTCACTATCGCACCGTCTACCCCTATCACTGTGGCAGAGTAAAAGAAAATTTAGGAGGACAGAACAATGAGTAAACAGTTGACTTTCACTTTCGAGGATAAGGAATACACCCTCGAATACACCCGCAGAACCGTTGCGGAAATGGAGAAAAAGGGCTTTATCGCGTCCGAAATCACCGAAAAGCCCATGAGTACCCTCCCGGCACTGTTCGCAGGTGCGTTCCTTGCTCACCATCGTTTTGTGAAGCAGGACACCATCGACACAATCTATTCTAAGCTCACCAAGAAAGAGGAGCTTATCGGTAAGTTGGCAGAAATGTATAACGAACCGATTATGACCCTCGTTGAAGAACCCGAAGAAAGCAAGGGAAACTTGAACTGGACAGCGACTTGGTGAGTGACCCGCTGTCCTCCACTGAGGGGAGTGGTGGTGTTACTGCCACTGCTCCCCTCCACTCTTACGGAGAGAAATTTGAAGAGCTTTTTCCGTACTACCTGTCTCTCGGCATGACCGAAGAACAGTATTGGGATAAGGATTGCCGACTGGTGATTTTTTATCGGAAAGCGGAAGAACTCCGAACGAGCAGAAAAAACCAAGAAATGTGGTTACAGGGTGCGTATTTTTACGAAGCTCTGTCCCGTGTGTCACCTCTGCTCCATGCTTTTGCCAAAAAAGGTACGAAACCTGCTCCGTACTTGGCAGAGCCGTTTGCTATCACGGAAAAACAGGCTGAGTATCGGCAGGAAGAAAAAGACAGGAAAATCTACGATAAGGGTAAAGCACTTATCGAGGGCTTTATGGCGAAGCATAACAAGAAATTTGAAGGGAAGTGAGAACCGTGTCTACTACAATCGAACAGTTAGAACTTGAGGTACAATCGAGTGCTACCTCGGCAGTGGCACAATTAGACGCGCTTGCTTCTTCTTTGGGTAAAGTAAAATCCGCTACCAAAGGTGGAGTTGGTCTTACCGCTGTGGCAAGACAGCTTACTACGCTGAATACCGCACTGAACAATATCAGCTCCACCAATGCGGATAATCTGAACAAGATGGCGCAGGGCTTACAGGCACTTTCCTCTTGCGGAAACCTCAAGCTCTCGTCTTCTGTAGCTAATCAGATTTCCAACCTTGGGACAGCGGTACGGTCTCTGAATGGGACTGATTTTTCCTCGCTCGGTCGGCTTGCAGACGCGCTTACCCCGCTTTCCACCATCGGCAAGTCGAACCTCAACAGCTTTATCTCTCAGCTACAGCGATTGCCGCAAGCGGTACAGGGTCTTAACGGCGTGGACATCGGAGGGTTGGGAACGCAGATTTCCGAACTGGTTTCGGCTCTTTCCCCGCTTTCTCAGATGGGTAAGAACAACCTTACCTCGTTTGTGACTCAGCTTGGCAAAATTCCCGCTCTCATGCAATCTCTAAAGACGGTAAACATCGGGGAACTTGCGTCACAGGTTCAACAGTTGGCAGACGCTTTCGCTCCTCTCGCTACGCAAATGCAAGCCATTTCGAGCGGGTTCGCGGCGTTTCCGGCGAGAATCCAAAAGCTGATTACCAGTACAAACAATCTGTCGAAGTCGAACGACAGAGCGTCCACAAGCTATGTGAACCTCGCCGCAAAAATCGGTATTGCTATCGTAGCGGTAAAAAAAGCGGCTTCCGTATTGGCAGGATTTATCAATAAGTCCAACCAGTATGTTGAAGATTTGAACCTGTTTACCGCGTCTATGGGCGAGTACGCAAGCGCGGCGCAGGAGTACGCAGAGCGCGTCAGTGAAATCGTTGGTATCGACCCCGCCGAATGGTTGCGAAACCAAGGTGTATTTATGACAATTACCAAGGGTTTCGGTGTGGCAAGCGATAGGGCGTACACGATGAGTCGAAACTTGACTCAGCTTGGATATGACATTTCCTCGTTCTTTAACATTCCGTTCAAGGAAGCGTTCCAAAAGTTACAGTCGGGTATCGCAGGTGAGCTTGAACCGCTCCGTAGACTCGGTTATGACCTGTCTGTGGCTCGTCTACAGCAGGAAGCATATACCCTCGGTATTGAGAAGAAAGTCTCGGCTATGACACAGGCTGAGAAAGCGGAGTTGCGTTACTACGCGATTATGACGCAGGTAACAACCGCACAGGGCGATATGGCGAGAACGCTGAACGCTCCCGCGAACCAACTCCGCGTCCTGCAAGCACAGGTTACTCAGTGCGCCCGTGCAATCGGTAATATCTTTATTCCTGCTCTGAACGCTATCCTGCCGTATGCGATTGCCGTAGCAAAGGTCATTCGGCTTATTGCAAATGCCATTGCAAGCCTGTTCGGATTTGCACTGCCGGAAATTGATTACAGCGGTATCGGCGCAACTGTCGGTGGGGTCGCTGACAGTACACAGGACATCGGAGACGGTCTTGGTGACGCTACCAAAAAGGCAAAAGAGCTGAAAAACGCTCTGCTCGGTATTGACGAGCTGAACATCATTTCCCCGCCCGAAGACACAAGCGGGAGTGGTGCAGGTGGTATCGGTAACATCGGAGGTGGAGGTCTTGGCTTTGACCTGCCGACCTATGATTTCCTCGATGGCGCAATCAGTTCAAAAGTCGATGAGATTGTTCAGAAAATGAAAGAATGGCTCGGTCTGAACAAGGAAATCGACTCGTGGGCTGACCTGTTCGATACCCGTCTTGGGAAAATCCTGTTGACGGTGGGAGCTATCGGTGCGGGTCTCGCGGCGTGGAAAATCGCAAAGAGCGTTGCCGATTTCGTGAAATATATCACCTCGTTCAAAGGGTTCGGCGCAGGTTGGGCGGGACTCGGCGCACTCGGTCTGTTGTCCGACCTCAATGAGTTCATCGGATATTTCCAAGACTTCCTTGAGAACGGCGCAACATTCCAAAATGTTGTCGGTATGATTAGTGAGTTCACGGGTGCAATCGGTGATTGCTTGATTATCCTCGGCAATCTCAAGATTGGCGGTGCGCTCAAGGTCGTACAGGGTATTGGCGAGATTGCTGTTGCAATCAAGGACATTTCCGAAAGCGGTGTAAATTGGGAAAATGCCAATACCGCTATCAGAGGTCTCACCAATATTGCAATCGGTATCGGTGTGTTCACAGGCAATCTCAAGGTAGCGGCATGGGGACTGGCTATTCAAGGTTTCACCTCCATCATCACAGAGATTGGCGCGAATTGGGACGCTATCAAGCAAGGCGATTGGAGCGGTGTGGATAAAGTGACGCTGATTATCGGCGCACTGGAAGTCCTCGGCGGTCTCGCTATGGCGTTAGATGTGTTCTCCAAGCTCAAGGAGGTCGCTACCATCGGTAAGGCTTCCGAAGCGGTCACGACCGTTGCAACTGCAACAGAAACCCTCGACACTACGGTCAGCACGAAGCTGTCCCCGAACCTCACCTCTCTCGCAAAGAACCTCGGCTTGGGTATCGTAATTGTTGCAGAGGTCGCGGCGGCGGCCCTCCTCATCACGGGAGCAATCATTCTACTCGGCGAGGGATTAGCGCAGGTCGGTGAGTCGTGGCAACCTGTTATCAACAACGGCGGCACGGTCTTAGCGGCTATGGGTATTGGTATCGGTATCTTAGCGGTTGTCGGTATTGTGACTGCTTTGCTTGGTTCTGTCGGTACACCGCTCATCGTGAACATTGCTCTCGGTACGGCAATTCTCGCAGAGTTGGGTATCGCAACGGGGTTGTTCCTCGTGGAGATTTGGGCT